CCATCGCTTAAGAGAGATACCCGTTTGCCCCAGCGAGATTTGTACCAATCCGACTGCACTAGGCGAAGCATTAGAGTGGCTGCGTCTAGAGCAAGCGTATCACCGTAACTGAGGCACAGAAACTTAGTCTGCGGTCCGACGAGGGGATTTCCATCCTGCTTCTGCTTTGCCCAAAGCCACGCTGGCCAAGACACAGAGGCGAGCAGCGTTTTCGAGTGCCGGGGCGGGATGTTTATCAGAAGCTTGCGAATCTCTCCACGCGAGACGGCTTCAAGGTGCTCCGCAATGGCGTCGAGATGCCAGCCGTGTACATAAGGCGCAGGATCGAAAACAGGCCAAGCCGCCTTATGAAATTCAATTAGGCTTGCTTCCAGCCGTTCCGCGTCTTCTCGGAGCAGCAGCGCCTTCTTGGCTCTCGCCAACAGGAGCAATTCGTCCCGCGATAAAGTCTCTAAGGTCATCGGCGCTCATGTTGTCAAAGTCGCCAGGGCCACCGCTCTCAATCTGCTTGACGTAGAACTTCCGAAGCTCCCCGCGCTTCACTTCGGCGGCGATGGCGGCGCTGATTTGCTTTTCTTGCTTGGCCAGATCGCGAAGCACGCTGAGTTCACCCATGTGCTCTTCTAGCGATAACAAAGCCCTGACTTCTGCCTTTTGGGCGAGGCGGGACAGACGGGGGGTGATTCGGGGGTGGCCGAGAAGGCGACGTGCTTCCTTGTCAACACTCGCGTAAGACATGCCATCGGCATTGTATGCGCGCTTGTAAGCCTCTACTCCATTGCCCGTTTCGAGATAGGCGAGAACGAAGGCTTCCTGCTTTGCGGTAAGCTTGTCTGACATGCCCTAACGCGCCCTTGGCGCAGGTTTTCAAAATGAGAAACCCCAGGAGAGGCTTTCACCTGTCCTAGGGCTGTAAGAGGTTCTGACCGGCAGGGTTCGAAACCTAAAAATGGAGCGGACTGCGAGGCTCGAACTCGCGACCCCTGACTTGGAAGGACAGTGCTCTGCCAACTGAGCTACGTCCGCTCGCGCTTCCCGACACCCCGAATCAGTGACCGCAGCTATGCGCCCCTCTGATGCTATCTAGCGGGTGTGGGCTGCTTGCCGGTGTGATTTAGGGAGGTCAGAAACGAAAAACCCGGACAGCTTTTCAGCTTCCGGGCGCATTGGTTCGTTGATTATGGGGCACCATACCGCCCCTATAATTTTTTTTCAAGTCTCGCTGCCTCCAAAAATGGAGTTTAGCAAGGTCCAATTGTGCGACCTAACGACGCACCCTCTCTCGAGGAACTCTCCTGTCTCTTAGAGACTTGTGGCCAGTCAGCCTAAACATATCGCCGTCTGGCAATTCGGTTCGGTCTTCTTTTTCGTAAAACCTTCCTACGCGATGCACCGGCTCATTCAGCGCGCGCTCTACAGACCAACCCAGATCCAATCGTGCCTGTGATCCGGTTAATCACATGGGCATCGCCATTCCCACCCGACACCGAATAGAAGCCGCCTATCCAAAGCCCAGCGAACACAATCGATCCAGAAAGGATGTAGACGAGTCTTTCGGTCATTCGCTCTTTCTCCGTCAGTTTCCGGGAGAGTCTTTGAGGTCACTCACATAACCGGCCGCCAGTACAAGCCAGCGACGTTCATTTGCGGGTGCATAGCGTGCGGATCGATAGTTTCGACCTTAGTCCACCCCTTCCGCCAAATATCGACAACCTTGTACTGGTAGGGACTGATCTTGCTGAGCCCGTATGGGTCGAGCCAGAGCATGAAATCGTCCGGAGGCATTGTTGTCGGGACGCTCGTGGTCATTTCCGCTTTCTCCCCTCAACGACTGCCGGCCAAAGAGCGCTCATAAATCCATTTCGGAGGTTCATGGACGTCGATGCTTTCTCCGTTAAGAAAAATCACATGAGACCCAGGCCCGTTGCTGACAGGCACAACGGATCGAACGACATCGAGGTTGATATATGCCGCCGCCCCAGTAGCGAGAGTGACGGGGAGTAGGTGCGCCATGTTTAGTCCTTCTTGTGTTTGCCGCCGACTGATAGGGGCCTCCGACGGAGTTGTCCGTTTGTCACCGCCGTTTTCTCCCCTCCAAAACATCTAGTCCAGCCGCCAGCGCTTCCCTCAGAATATCAGATCGATCTGGTTGCCCGTATCTATCCTCCACAATCTTCTCTGCACGATCCAGCAATTCGACTGGAAGGCGAACAGCTATTTGCTTCATGGCTTTTTCGCCCTGCTCTGGCGGGCGTCCCCGTGGTTTTGCGGCCTTCTTCATGCTCAATTAATATCGTATCCCGTTGAACTCCTACAAATCACGAAAATGTGAATGGACAACGATCCATTCTTCTGTGGTGGATGTTGAATTTCGTATCCCAATAGAATATATATTAAATCATCAAGACGGCCTGAACGGTCCCGACAGCTGACAGAGAAAACAATCCGAAAGGGCAAAGCTATGGAGAATGACAAGAGTAAGGTGCCTCAATTCCTGGCACTGGTTCGCGACGTCGGATTTCGCTTCAGCGTTCCGTCTGTTTGGAACGCTGAGTTCCGCGCCGCAATGAGCGACAACCTCGTGCAGGTTGGATTTGGCGGCAAACTTGAACTGACCGAAGGGGGGCGCAACCTTCTGAAATCTCAAACCTGACGCGGCGTTCGAACTCGACGAAATTTCCTTCGTCGAGTTCGCGCCCTGCGCCATGCAGGAAACAAGCGAGGCCCGCAACCCCTGCAAGGGCGGCGAGCCTCTTGTTCTAACCCTTGATGAACCCAAGGACCAAAACGATGAAAGCTTATATCTCAACTCCGCAAGGACTGACAACCTTGATAGGTGTCGGAATCCTCGCTGCATCCACAAATGCCAACGTGCTTCAAACTGGCGGTTGGCTTTCCTCACATGCACTACTCGTTGCTTCGCTCAGTGCTGGGGTTTTTGCCGGTGCTCGTGTCGTTGGAATGGGGGCCGGTAAAATCGGCCTCGTGATCGTTGCCGCGCTTCTTGCAGGTGAAGCGTACAATCTCTCTGCTACTGCCGAGCGTATCGTTGTTGAACGTGAGACAAATGCCGCTCCACTTCGTGACGCGATGGTGAAGCACAATCAAATGGTGGGAAATCTTCACCGTTTAGGAGGTGGGAAGGCAACGTCAGAACGCTTGGTACTCGCTCTTGCTGCTCAGGCGAAAGCGGACAAGGCCTACCAGAAAGAGCTTCGCGAAGGCGGCCGATGCCTCTCAATCTGCAAGGGCCTAAAAGACGACGCGGACAAAGCCGCCGTGGAAGTCACCGCAGCGGCGCAGGAAGCCCAACAGCTTCACGCCAAGGCGATTGAAGCTGCCAAGGCCGAAGTCGCTGCAAACCCGCTCCCAGCTTCAGCGACGCCCCTCGCAGATCGACTAGGCTGGGCTCCTTGGGTGCTGGACCTCGTCATGGCGGCGCTGCTTTCGATTGGAGCGAATGGCCTGGCTGGTACTCTGATTGCCTACGGGGCTCATTCAACTTGTAAGCAATCCTTACAAGTTGTTGCGAACGATACCGATCAAACCGACTTCTCCGCTTCCGACTTTGATGCTGCAAAAATCAAAGCTCTGGTTGCTGGTGAAATTCCGGGAAAACCTACGCCTCCGAATAAACCCCGTAAGCGTGGCCGGAAAGCAGATCAGAACGTCATCGACTTCACTCAGAAGTTCCGGGAGAAAAATGGCCGCACTCCGAGCGGTTCAGAGCTTCGTCGGCAGTTCCCGGCTTTGCCAGTGTCGACGGCTTATGACTATGCGAATAGAGCACGGGTTTCTGGCTAATCGAAGTCCGACAAATATCAAGCCGTTCCGGAGAAATCTGGAGCGGCTTTTTTGGTGCTACGGACGTGCCAGCTTGGCCGCAGCCTTCCGGCTTATGGCTGTCACGCGTTTGCTCTTTCTCCAGCGCTGCTTCTGAGAGGCGTCCTTTGCTCGACGCCACGTCTTTATCTTGCCGTCAGCGCTAAGCTTCGCTCCGCCCCAGGATTTGCTGTTCACGAAGACGCTCATTGTTCACGCCTCCGTCCGATCTCCGTTCCGACTACGGCAGCGAGCATTAGAAACACAAAATAGAAAGCAGCGAACACGCTCACGTGCGTCCACGTCGGCTGAATTCCGAAGAAAAGGAATATCGTGATGCCTACCGCAAAGCATAGTGACGCCGTGCGCATTATTTCCTTCACCCACCAGATTGCCTTCATCTTGCGCTCGCTTTTCACAAGGCTCCACTGCCAAGCGGCGAAATGCAAAACAGCCCAAAGGGCAGTCACGAACACTGTCACGATCACCAATGCGGTGAGCGCAACCATTCCGGTCAAGCAGATCAACATCGCGGGAACAGGGAAGGCGGCACAGGTGGCACATAGGAGCAGAAATAGAAACGCACGCCCGATAACGCCTTCGCGTTTTTCCGTTTTCTCCATCCATTCCTCCAATGACATTACTTCGCCCTCGCTATCTCAACGCCAGCACCCCATTTGTCTGTGATAAATTTTCCTACCGACACCACGCCGTACATCAGCCAGATCGCTACGAAAAACATGAAGGTCCAAAAGGCGAGTTCACGCTTCCAGGTCATTCGTCATCCTCATCGAATATTTCATCCGGCAACGGCCCTTTGACGACGCAAGGTCCGTCCTGCGAGTACATCAGCGCATAGTGCATAATCCCACTGCGAAGCGCCGGTTCTTGATCATCTCCTCCCTCGACGCTTGCAACGCAAATTCCTCGCTGGTGCAGTTCGAACCTCATGCTGACCTCCGGTGGCACTCCGCCTGCACGATCTGAAACCCACCTTCTCTTGCTGCTTCCATTTCTTCTGGATCGTCAGTTCGCGGCATCAATTCTCCGGCTCTGATCTTTTGCAGCCGGATCATTCGAATTGCGAGATTATAGCATTTTGCGCCATTATTTTCAGCGTCGTAATCGTGCAATTCGCTCATTTAAAGCTCTCCGTCAGTATGGCGAACTTGACTTTCTCAAGCATCCAAACCGTGTCCGATCCGTCTGCGATCGACGTTTCAAAAAATAGCGTTCCGTCGTCCCTCAGACCGATAATCATCGCCGCTGAAAGGTTCGCACTGGACGCACGATCAAGAACTTGAGCAACGGTGAACTCCACTTCGGCTGAATGATCTCCGAGATATGAAACGCTCAAAACACCGCCCCTCGTCTCAACTCTCGCACGCGTCTTTGCTTTGCTGCCTCGTGGTTCTCGCTCAGAAACTTTCGAAGCTCTGTGTCATTCCACGTCGTAATTCCGAAATCCGTAGCGAGTGATCGAACCGACGCTTCAAGCCTGCGAATGTTGAGTTCAGGCCCAAGGTCGTACCAGCTCAGCCTCATCGAAACGGCAGTCTGATCCATCTCTCCATCAATGAGATTGGACAGCATTTTTGCTTTGCCTGGAGATGCACACCACACGCGAAACAGCAGCCCTGACCATGCAGCATAAGATGCTGAATTGATCGAAGGCGTAACGGCATCGTTCCAGCTCGACATGATGCCGAACCGGATTGGACGGCAGCCGCGATTGTCTCCGAGGCGTTTTGAGACAACCTCATCAGGACCAGCCGCATAGACGGCGCAGTACTGGCCCTTGCGGAGTTCTGCTTTCAGGTATTCGGGTAGGGCTTCGACTTTCATGCAACCGCCCTCCGATAAAGTTCATCCTTCGCCGCCTCGTACCGTCTCGTGATTGCCGCAACGGTGGTGCTGAGCGTGTCTGCGAGTTCGTAGAATGAGGGTGGTGGGTTCTGTGCTTGGCTCTCGATCAGGCCTGCATCTGTTGTCGGTCGCCACTCAACCCAGCGTCCGAGTTCCCATTCCGACACGTCGCGCGGAGTAGGGTCAAACGCGACGCGGCGCGCTTCGAGGCCGGACCGATCGATGAAGAAATCATCGTAATCCCCACGCTGGAAATGCGCGAGCTGGCCGCTCTTCGATGTTTCGAGGTATTTGGCGACGAGTTGCGACGCGACGATCAATGGCTTCGGCCAGAGGCACGGTGCCGCGACGGTCTCCCGCGTCATATGACGATGTGTTCTCACTGCCCGGAGATACCGCGCCTCTGCTTCATCCGCGCATTCCGGTTTTTCATTTGGACGCCCCAAACGTATATGGGCATGAGGCCACAACGCTCCATTTCCAAGATGGATCGGAGAGATGGGTTCGGAAATTTTCGGGCTCGGACGAACCTGCTCAACCGTAAGCGCAGCAGGTTCTGGCAATTCATACGACCATTCTGAGAATGGTCGCCACAGAGTTGGCGTGGCATGTTTGGGAAGATCCTCCGTATGCCTCAGGCTGACGTATCTCCGGTATTTCCGCTTTCCTGCTCCGGTAAAGCGCACACGGCCTTTGACTTCACGATCGTAAACCGTAAGCCAAAGGTCTTCTGTGTCGTGGTACAGGTCTTCAATCGGATAGCGGGGTATCTGATCGTCCAGCCTGAGCGGTATTTCGAACATTCAGTTTGCCCAGTTGAAGGAGTCGTTCACGACGCGCTTGATGTCGTCAGGGCGATGAGCGAAGCGGTTCGCGACTTGCGCTGTCTCGTGGTCCGGAGCTTCAGCCTCATCCTTCCACACTCCAATGCGATAGAGCGTGTCTTCAATGATGGATTGAGACGCATCATTCAGCCGGCGAAGTCCTGCGACTGCGGTTGCAAGGCTTTCGGATCGTTTCAGTTCATCCGCCAGTTCCGAGCTGAGCTTTTCCCGGATGTAGATCAGGTCCTGCAGACCTTGTGAAAATCGTTCGAGATCGTTGGTCACTGTGCTGCCCTCTCAACCGTCTCTGTTTCCGCTTTCTGTTTCTCAACCTTCTCCACCCGCCTTCGGGAATAGAAGGAATCCTCCTGCAACTGAATCCGGCCTCCTGTTGATCTCTTGATGTTGTAAGATCGAATGCGGAGCGGAGTTCTCATGCCGCGCGATCCTTGCTCTGAACGACACGGTCAGGATGAATCGCGCCTGCTATCCTGAGAAACCGTTCTTCGCTCCGCCTGCAGGAGTTCCGGAACCAAACTTCGTATTCGGATGGGCTGCCGTGATAGGATGGCTCACGAGCCTCAATTTCGCTCTCTGGCGGCGTTCTTGGTGTTTTGGCTATATGGCCTAGGGGCGGTGCGTTTCTTGCCGCCAGCGACGCTGCTGGACGCCATTCCGAGATCAACTCACGAGCACGGTTGATCCGTTCCGCAAACTCTCGGCTAGCTCCGATGAACTGTGTTGCGCGCTCCTTCCCGTTAATTGCTGACGTCCGGTCCTTGTTCAAGACATCTGCAAGCTCTCCATCGCTCAGTGTTGGGCGAAGTTCATGGAGTAAGTGCCAGACTGCAAATCGGGCATAGGTCAACCGTCTCTGCCGTGAAGCGGATCGAAGCTCGCTGAGGGTTGTTTCAAACACCTCTGCCGTGATCTTGGCGATGATGGTGCGCGGGATGTGGGAGTGCATTAGGCGCGGCTCCCGTAAATCTCGAGAGCGTGTTGGAACGCTTCTTCAAACAATTCCGCATCGACCCAATTCTTCGACGCCATGTGGTGTACCCATGTCCGATCCGGCGTCCCCATCGGGATATGAAAATCCGATTTCGCGATGTGGTAGTGATACGGGCCGCGCACATTCTCGATGCCGTACTCGGTAACGGCCCACTGGAGATTTCGCCAAAGAATTGGATCGGTTTCCCATTCTCCGGCCTTGTAAGCTCGCTTCACGTCAAGCGTGGTGTACGGCTCGACATCCATCAAACTGACCAGTCTCATCTTGTGCCCCCATAAGCTTTGTCTCGGATCGCATTCGCTCCGATGTCTACGAACGCATCCACAATCCCCACGCGACCATTGCGGTTTTTCGCAACGATAAACTCCAAGCTGTTTCGACAATTGTTGAGTGCATCCTGGCGCTTGCGTTCCTGTTCGCCTTCCGCCTTCGTTTGTTCGAGGTAATAGGCTGGCCGGTAAACGAACGTGACGGTGCTCGCGTCTTCCTCGATCGCGCCGCTGTCGCGCAGATCAGACAATGTCGGACGCTTCACATCGCGCCCCTCGACGCCACGGTTGAGCTGGCAGAGAGCCACGACAGCGACGTTCAGTTCTTTCGCGAGTGAGGCCAGACCATCTGAAATCTCGGCCACTTCTCGAACGCGGTTCCCGGCGTATCTTTGGGACGGTCGAACCAACAGCATGTGATCAACGAAAATCACATCAAGGCTGCCGCCATCCTGCTCGTATTGAGCCGCGACTTTTCTGGAGCGAACCGCGATGTCGGTTATCGTAAGGCCGCGTTGCTCCTCGACGATGAATGGATACTGCGCGATAAATTCTCTCGCGCTCTTAAGCCTCGTTTTTTGATGATCGTCGATTTTGCGCTTGAGGATGTTTTCGTAATGAATGGGATCTAATGCAGTGAATGCTTGGTCCGCTAGAATGCGCGCCCCAAGCTGCTTGGAGGTCATCTCAAGGCTGAAAAACAAACATCCATGCCGGGCCTTCGCTGTCCTGATCAAAGATGATGCGGCAACCGCCGATTTGCCCATTCCAGGGCGGCCGGCCACAACGGACAGCTCGCCCTTGGACCAGCCTCCGAGCACATCGTCGAGATCCTTCAATCCCGTCGTAGGTGCTACCCGATCCGTGGATTCCAAATGCGCTAGCGCTGCATCTGCGATACCGGCCCCGTCAAAAGTTAGGCGCACTGATCTGCGGAACGATGCCGAAATCTCGTCCAACTGTTCGCTTGCTCTCTGGACCGCCAGAGCGACAGGGTAGGCGTTGGCATCCATGGACCGAAGATCGTCGCCAATGCGTGCGAGCGCGCGCCTTTGGGCGTTTTCTCGCACAACCTCGACCGCATCTGCGATCGGAATGAATTGGGCGTAGAGCGACCCGCGCAGCAGGTTGGTGAGGAATTGACGAACACTGAGTCCTGATTCCAGTTCGTCATCCCCGAAAACCGAGATAAG